GCCAAATACTGTGCGAATGCGGATTGGGGACAGAAGTCAATGAGTACTGGCTGAATCCCAAGGATGACCCCGAAGAAGATGAACTTCGCGCATGGAAGGACTGGGAAAAGCTTGTCTCCAAGTTCCCACCTATCATGCGGGTGCAGGAAGGAGACTTGATTGCTGTCCATACTGGGAATGCAATCAAGATTCAAAAAATTAAAGCTATTAATAAAGAAAACTTCCTTCTTCAAACGAGTATCGGAATTGTATATATTGATGCTGTGTTGAAATGGCCGTGGGAACTTGAGCAGAAAGGAGAACAACAGTGATGTATAATATTCTTCAACTTGTAATCCTCTTGGCCAACGTTTGTTGCATTGGCTACTTTCTGTATCAGGCAGGGAAATTAAAAGGATTGAGTATGGCGACTTCTGCCGCTCTAAATCACAAGATGGATAAAAAATAACGGAATTATGTAGAATAATCTTGTTGGAATATTGCATTGCTGCTAACGCTGATATTCGGTAATAAATTGGCGGGAGAGGCAGCCAAAACGACTGATACAAGACTAAAGTAAATAGTTCCGATAGACTTTATATAAAATGGCTAAGAATAAACTTGTAGTTCCTTTTTTGAAATGGGTTGGAGGAAAAAGACAACTTATTCCAGAAATTAGAAAGATGTTACCCAAAGGGGTAGCGAATCGTCCCTACTATGAGCCATTCATCGGAGGCGGAGCTTTATTTTTTGAACTCCAGCCAAAACAAGCAGTTATAAATGATTATAACGAAGAGTTGATCAATGTTTATACGGTTATAAGGGACAACCACAATGAACTTATTGAGGATTTAAAGAAACATAAAAATACGTCAGAGTATTTTTATGAAATTCGCTCTATGGATAGGCAACCTCTTTTTAAAAATCTTACCACTATCGAGCGAGCATCACGAATTATATATCTCAATAAAACTTGCTATAATGGATTATATCGGGTTAATAATGCCGGGGAATTTAATTCTCCATTTGGAAAATATAAAAATCCAAATATTGTCAATGAGCCTGTGATTAAGGAGGTAAGTAAATATTTAAATTCTGGTCGGATTCAAATATCAAATGGTGATTATGAGGTAATTTTGAGAGATATACCAACAAACTCATTTGTGTATTTAGATCCTCCGTATCATCCTATTTCAGAGAGTTCTAATTTTACAGGATACGTGCGGGGTGGATGGAGTGAGAGGGATCAGCTTAGGCTAAGAGATGTTTGTAATAGATTAAATAGCAATGGCATAAAATTTCTCCTATCAAATTCTGCATCTAATTTCATAAAAGAAATTTATGCGGAATACAATATTCATGTAGTACAGGCAAGTCGTGCTATAAATTCAGATTCTTCTAAAAGAGGGCAAGTTGATGAATTTTTAATTAGCAATTATGAGTAAATCCAAAAATGTGGCGGACGGAAAGGAGAATGTACTATGAAATTAACCAGAAGAAAAGCATTGGCTATTTATAATAAAAGAGAGCAAAACTTAATGGGAATTACAGGTGCTATCCACCCATATGAAGTTGTTGAAGATGAAACGGAAAACCCCGATGGATCAAAGTCCATAGACTTTTTTATCATGACGCATGATGACGAAACACCATTTGTCATTACTTGCGAAGATTGTTCTGATTTATCCCAGATAGCCGAAGTTAGAGAAAAAGCAATCGCCATAGCTAAAGAATTGAGTGTAGGCTACTACATGGAAAACGGCGACGAGGATATGAGATGAACTACAAACAATAAGAAGATAATCATGAAAGATGAAAGATTAGGGTTGCCGTCTTGTTCTTCTCTCGCACGTCTCCAGAAATGCCCTCATTCCTTGAGATATGATAGGGAAGAAGAAAAGAAGGTCGTTACAGAAATAGCTGAAAAAGGAACTAGGATTCACGCATATCTAGCTGGAGAACCTATTCTCTTGAACAAGCAGGAACTAGACCTAGCGAATTCCTGCCAAGTCGTAGCGCAACGTGTGATTGAAGAATGGGCAGGAGAAGAAGGAACGCAAGAGCTTCTCAAAGAAGAAAGAGTTTTCTATGAGAGCGCCGGGAAGAAAATCTATTCGGGGAAACCAGACTTGGCAATTGCTAAGCGCGATGAAGAACTTAAGGGACATATCCTCATCCTAGACTACAAAACAGGGCCGAATGAATATGAGACAGCTAACCAGAATTTGCAGTTAAGAGGGCTTGCCGTGGCTATCCGGGACTTTATCAGGCGAGAGTATGACGAGGACGTAGAAACCATATCCTGCGCCGTTATTCAGCCATTGGTGACGTGGGAGCCGAGCATCATCACTTACTCACGGGCACACCTAGATCAAGCCGAAGAAGAGATTGTTAGTATCTGCACTGCCAAGGATCAAGGGCCAGTTGCTAACAGATATTGCAACTTCTGCCAAGGCTTTGTAGTCTGCGACGCTTGCCAAAAAGCAACGGGAGAGGTTTCCATTATGCGGCAAAACGTCTATGATCTTGTTAAAAGCAAAGACCCACGACAAAGAAGAGAATTATACAACACCGCATGCTTGGCTATAAAGACCGCATCATCTATCATCAAAGCGTGTAAAGAAATGTTGCAATCAGGAGAAGAAATACCGGGGTTAGCCCTAAAGGATGGGAAAACTATGCGTCAAATCTCTCCGTTTGTAGCTAAAATGATAGCTTCACGCTTCATGCCAGAAGCAACTATAGATAACTGTACAAAAATAAGCGTTACAAAACTGTATGAAGAGTTTTACAGAATGAAGAACATGACCGCGAAGGTATCGCATAAAGAATGCAAGGAGATATTCAACAACATTTTCGGACCATACATCACCACAACAAAACAAGATCAAACAATAAACATAGTAAGCAATGAATGAAGAGGAGATACTGTTATTGGCCAAAGCCGCAGGATATTTAATGCTGATATTTGGAACGTTATTTTACGAATCTCTCAAAGACAAAAAAAGATTTAGGATAGCTCTGCTTGTAACAGGAATGCTCTGTCTTGTTATCGGCGGTCAAATCTCAGGAGAAGCATAAAGAAAAGAATATGAGTATAACCAAAGATAGAGTTTGGAAACTGAGTAAAAGGACATTCAGGAAAACAACCAATGAGATGCACCACTTATACAACAATAGAGGTATATATTGGATATCTCTAACGTTTGAATCCATTGATGATTTATCAGAACGCAGACGAATCAATCTTAAAACGGATAACAAAGAAGAAGCAATCAGGCTTAGGGATAAAATCTTAAACGATCTGAAAGGAAGATGGATAAAATTATGAATACTCCAAAACGCAAGCCGGGAAGACCTCCAATGAGAAAGGTAACTCCACCAAAGGAAAGCATTGATACTACAAAGAAATATTCTACGGCAGAAGCCATTTGCCTCCTACAGTCAGGAGAAGTAGAATCGTTTGTTAATCATAAAGGGTACACTATCAAGATAAACGAGATCACTTCATACGTGAGTGTGTATGACCATAATAATATCTTCATCGGAAAAACGTTCTCCTTCGCAGAACATAAAGAAGCCGTATGGGAAATTAAAAATACTAAGAAATAAATAATAAATGACAATGAAAGAAAAAATATTATCATATATTAATAGAGAAAAAGAATTATATGAAGGCGAAAAGTTATGTTTGTCCAAATGTGTAAATGAAATTAATGCAAGAATTGACATATTCACTTACGCTACGGAAAATGAAGAGATGATAGAAACGGCATGTGATGTTGTATTGGGTTCATTTATATTATTATATGAGGTGTTAAAAGAAACTGGTGAAAATAGAGATATAGAGCAGGCACTTTCTGTAAAAATTAATAAAGAAAAAACAGTGGGAGAGCTTGAAGAATTAATTCGAAAATGTTCTTCGCTTGAACCACACCAACTAGCTAGAGAGATCGTTAGTAGAATGTATATCACAAATCATGTTTAACCACCAGATCAAAACTATTATAGGCCTTGATCTCTCCCTCACCAGAACAGGCGTTTGTCTGTTCTGCCCGGAAGATCAGGGGGTCTCAGCATCCCATATCAAATCAGCTCAGAAAGGACTTCTCAGGCTAGCTGAATTGGAAAACAACCTGAAAAATATCATCTATCCGTTCAGTTCAAATTGTCTTGTGGTCATAGAGGATTACGCATTTAGCAGGAATGGGAGGAACCTTTTCGGGCTGATCGAGTGGGGAGGAGTCGCTAGGCTTGCTCTGCACAAGATGGGCGTCCAAGCAATCACTATCTCGCCTACCGCGCTTAAGAAGTTCGTGACGGGAAAAGGGAACGCCCAAAAAGATATGATGATGCAACAGATACTCAAAAGGTGGGGCTTTGAAGCATCAAACAATGATGAAGCTGATGCCTATGCTCTGGCCCGTGTAGGAGATTCTATTATCAACCCTGACCGCTACACAAAGGAGCAAATGAAAACTGCATTGACGTTCAAAAACCTATGATAGATAAGGATAAATTCTTCGTGATTTGCAGGCTCATGGCAGACGGGAATCCTGTTTCCGTCTCTGCCTTAAGAGTTAAATCATCCAAAAAAGAATTTATAAGGTATGCGAAATCCTCGCGCAAAAACTATCGAATGTATTGCCGTGCTGTTTACCTGATGAACAAGGCGTACCAGATAGAAGGGAAACCTAGGAGAATGTTCTTCTATAATAACAGAAAGATTAGTATTCGGGAGAAGAGGGCAACGGAAATGTTTTTGAATCGACGAGGTGACCCTTATCTAAGAAACGCGCACAGTCATTAAATATCTCTCCGATGAGCCTACCGAATGCTATCCCATTTCCTATGCTCATCATGTGCCCTTCGTCCTTCATGTGGCCTAGATCAAAATCTATGAAGTCTAATCGCTTGGGAGGATAAACATTCACAAGGCCCTGCCAGTCCTCGCAACAGTAAACATAGTAATCTGTAATGCCTTCCGAGAAGAACTGATACTTCATCTTGTCCATGACATTGACGGCAAAAGGGCTTCTCCCGTTGGTAGCGATAGTCTTCTTGTAGTCGCTATCAGCCTTTTCAGTAAGGCGAAATCTAACCACCATTCCAACATTGCTATCGGCAAAGGTCTTGAACTTCTTCCGATTCTCATCCTCATCATAGCCCAGCCGGGAATATTTCGCCCTGAAATATCTAGGGTTGAGAGTCTTTAAGAATGTTTCGCAAGTGTTTTTAATCAGAACGTTAGAATGAACCATTGTGATTAGTCTAACGTCTTCCTCTGGATAACACCAACCAGCGATGACTCTCATCCTTTACAGTAATCTTCCACTCCTAGAGCGATAGAATTAGCGATACTCTCCGGGTGGTGTTTCATCACGTCTGCATCTCCGGGATTAGTAATGAACCCGCACTCGCAAAGCACCCACACTGGTTTTGTCTTTTTCAGGATTGCAAGATTAGAGCGCTCCTGAATAGCATCAGCTCTCCCCGGTAAAATGCCAGTCAGATACTCCGCAATACATTGAGCGAGCTTGCGCCCACGGGAAGAGCTTGGGAAAAAGCACACATGGGCGCCGTGTGGGGCGGGATCAGGAGTAGTGATAATCTCTATCAGCTTGTCTTCATCTACTTTTCTCCTTCTCTTCTGCGCGGAATCGCAATGGATACTGATGCCGAAGTCATAGCCGCCAGAATTAGCCGCACGGATAGTAGCATTAAGGTCTCCCGTATTGCTCATGTCGGGGAAGTCAATAACATGGACGTCATGGCCTTTGTCCTTCAACTCAGTAAACAGGTGGTCCACGATTGAAGTGGCTATGGCATGCTCCTCAAATCCATTCCCACGCGCTCCAGTTCCGCGAGCGTGTCCAATATCAAGCGCTATTTTCATAAACTATTCCTTTTTATGATGTCTTTTATAATATCTTTAGGGAGGATATCTTCTTCTTGATAGGTAGAGTTAAGATGCCATTCAGAATGTTGCGCCTTAAATGCAGACCTTTGTCTCTTAGAAGGAATATAATGGCACTCCTTTTTCCCGTTTGTAGTTATTATAAGCAAGCAAGGGATGCCGTCGTCTTTCATATATTCTGAGAACTCATTAAAACTTCCTAAGATTACTCGGCCGTTGAACTGTTTCCAAAATGGAAACAGTTGGTGTTAGCTTTCCTGTAAATATATAGCGAAACTTAAAAAAAGGGTACATATGAAAGCCGTCGCCGCCGCACCAGTATCACAGCATAGCACTATGATAGTTCCTAATGCTGGGATTATTATGGACGGATAGAGTAATTTTTTCATCGGGTAATCTTCCTCTCAATAAGTTCCACGCGCACAGACAGAAGCTGGATAGCCTTGGCCGTGTCCACTTGGGCCTGCGTCTGCATGGACATAAGGCTACATAAGCGGTCGTTGTAGTTGTTCATGACGTAGCCTATGTACCAGCAGGCGCCCCCACAAATCGCCATAGACAAAATCAGGCAAGCATACATGGGGGAAGCTTTAGCAAGCTCAAGGAATCTGGCAGGAACTTCTGATATCTTGCACATGGCGAGAACTATTTCTTCATGGCTTGCACCACGGGAGGCTTCCCACTAATGATAAGATTGCCGTCTTTATCGACACTGTAGCTTATTTGGCCGCCCTGATCGCCGGAGAGAGTAAGGGAAGTATTGGCGCACCCGCTAGCCATGAAATAGCCAGCTACGGCAACGATAATTCCACCTATAAGATAGATCAGCTTCTTTGATACTCCACGATCAGAAGCCTTAACAGCCGCATGCGTCAGGGTAATAGACATGAAGCCGTCGCCAATCATCCAGTTCGCCAGCTCTTCGGCCTTCGCTTTGTCAGACTCAACAGACAAATCAAGACCAGTCTGCGTAGCAACCTCTTCAACTAGATTTTCAAATTCGTATGTGAGACTTTCCATACAAAACCTAATATACCTGCTCATATTCTTTGTAAAGGATAAAAGAAGAACAGCGCTGGAATATCCAGCGCTGTTCCACAATTACCCATATGTCGCTATGCTTCCTCGTCGAAGGCGAGAACCTTTTACCATTTTTACTTCTTCAACGCAACATAATATTGCTGGAGAAGCACAGTTTTTATCTCATCCACCTGAGAAATCAGGAAAGATTCTTCATCTGCAACGTCGTAGAGATAGTCACAAATATCATCAATCTTTTCACGCAAGACCTTTCGCACCACGGAATCGGCCACAGGATCAGGTGTAGGAATGTCCGTCTTGATAACGTCTTCCATCTCCGTCAGCCCAGCAAACGATTCGCGGAACGTATCGAATAACTTCGATACCTTCTTGTACATGGCGTCCGTGGCCTCATGCACCCAGCCAAGCTCCGTGTATTGGTGCGTGTTCTGGATGAAGTCTAGGAATACATTCAGTCTTGAAAGGTCTAGCTTTTTCATCATTCCGAGATTTGTTTTACGTACCAAGATACATCGGCCGCTATAGTAACGGCTCCTGCCCCTCCGTTAAGTTCAACATTAAATACATCTTCTGCAAAATTCTTTGTATGTTTAACATAGAACTTACAGGAAATGACTTGAGATGCTACTTTCTTAGTTAAGTGATAAAGCCCATAGGTTTGGCCTGCGTACAATTCAGGGGCCATAGGATAATATCCATTAAGAGTTGAAACGTAGGTCAAGGGAAAATTCGCCATATTGATCGCGGCAACAGGCAAATTAAATTTGCCGAAACTATCGCTAACTCCAAATGCAGTAACAATAGCTGTCATAGAATTTCCAGTGACAACAACGCCTACTTCATAAATTCCAGAAGGTGCTTCTTCTGGGAACTTCATATTGTCGCTGGTGTAATCATACCCAGTGACAGCTAATTGCTTATAATACATATCTTTTTTCTTTTTAGTGGGGGGGGGGGTGGAATAACTTGCCGCTTCGGCTTCGGTAACTAAGGGTTTACAGCCACGCTTCCTATGAACACTTTTGCCGTGTCAGTTGTAACGTAGATCGTACGTGAGTCTTTAGTTGCAAGCTTGTCGTATTGCGCTTGGGTTAAGGAAATGTTTAACTTAGCGTACGCCGCATCGCACATCGCCTTATTCATCAAGTCCGTATCTGCTGGGGTCGCTTTTGTCGTGCGGGTAGCTCCAGCAAGGAAATTAGCGGTGCCGTTGAAAGTAGAAGGCGCGTTAATTTCTACGGAGACCATGAATCGGAGAACAGAATCTGGTCCCCCTCCTACAGTTGCAGTCGCATCATCGTTAGCCATGACGCCTACTGAATACGAGCCTGTCCCAAACTGTAATATATGTCCGGGAGAAATTATAAGAGAGGACGCACAAGTCACGTCTTCTTGGAATTGGCTAGTGACGGCAACGTCTAAATGTGTGGAGTTGCCTCCCTCAATTACGTAAGCGCCATTAGCTCCTTCTCCATGAAGCTTTAATGCGTTATCACCTGAACCAATCACTAGGGGCGCTTCATTGCCCATCGTAATCCCACCAGTAAAGGTCTTAGTCCCAGCTATGCTCTGATTGCCGATAAGTTTTACTGTGCTGTTTAGCGCAGTGTTGACCATCTCGGAGTTCATTACATCAGTAAGCGCAGGACTAGCTACTGTCTTCCGCTGGAGCGTACTCTGGAAAACCCATGCACCCGTAATTGTCTGCGAGGCAGACGGGTCAAAAGAATCACCGCCTCCCCCGGACGACGCACCGAGCGAGGCAACCTTAAAATCCAACGGAGTTAATACATACTGTGTATTTAAATCTACATTTACAGTTGTATATGAGGAGATCGCTATGAAAATATATTGCCCTGCTTTACTAGCATTAAGCAATGTAATTCCATCTGGCGTATATTCCGGGGCGTCATGTCCTGCAACAGTTAGACTCCCAGTCGTTAAAGTCAGGCAGTACGATTTGCCAGCCATTGTGCGGAACGTTTGAGAAGTCTCATCTCCAGCATATGTAGCAGGTGGTTCAACACCACCATTGCCCCCCCACCAATTCAATATTAGGGTCAAGCCCCGACGTAGTTGTTAATGTTTTCTTTGTTGCCATATTTTGTTTAATGTTAAACGTTATTTGGTCTGCCAGCCGTTATCTTTGAGCTTCTTGTTAACTCGCCTAAGTTCCCGGGAAAGCCTTCTGTATTCTACGCTACGTTCACCATAGGTACTCTTGGCCTCACGCTTCTCTTTACGCAATCTACGTGCGCTTTGCAATAGTTTTTCTCTGGTGTCGTAGAAGGGGTTGAGGTCAGACCTCGTAGTCTTGGCCGCATTGTGCGCTTGGAGAGTGGCATTGGACAAGGAGCTGATGACTTCAAACACACGTCCCACAGTTTTCGCATTGGCGATATTAGCTCCAAGGCCAATCGTATCTCCCAGCGTCCGGCTAAGACCTGCCCCAACTTCAATCCATTCGTTTAGAGTCACGGCGTCCATGTCTTCCGTACTCTTCAATATGACTTCGTAAGCTTGGGAAAGACCTCGTGCGGTTCTGCTAAAGTCCGTTAGCGTGTTAGGACGGGAGAAGACGTGGCCGCCTCCAAACGCATAGTAATCCAGCGCTTGGAACAAACCTGCGAATACAGGGGTGGCGACAAGCGGGCCAAGAGACATGTTGAAGAGAATCGTTTCTGCCGAGAATTCATCATCGTTATAGCTCGTGAAGAAGGAAGCCGCCATGCCCGAAATGGTATTAGCAAAGCCAACGATAGTCCACATGCGGATGAAGTTGGCAAGCTTCCTCATGGAGCTAATGTCGCCACGCTTGAACTGGCTGAAAAGAAGAGCTGACTTGTTCAGCATGTCGCTCATGAACAAGACTTGGTAAGATTCGTAAGCTGATCCTCCAAGTGTGCCAATAGCGCGAGTAGATTGATTCTCAGGCTGGGCCGACTTTAGAATGTTAAGATTCAACTGGTCTATAATCTGCTCTTTCTTCAAGCCCCTATCATGCAGGATTTGCGCGGCCATCATGTTGCCACGCTTTACGCACCACAGGTCAAAGTCAATCAATGCCGAGTTGCCGCACTCCTGCCAGTACATGACCTGAGCCTGCTTCTCCTTTGGGGCGTCCATAGCGGCTTTGATTACCGCCCTATCCTGATACGACAATGTGTCGCGAGCCTTCACGCCGTCCAGCTGGGACATCTCTTGGAGAGAAATAGGCTGAGGGTTGAATAGCCAGCTACCCATGCTCTTTATAATCTCAAGACTGCTAAAGTCCGATCCTACCAACGGATTGAAGAACGCCGCACCGCTCCGGCAAATGGAAGCCATAGAGTTAAAAATCTTCGTGCGGGCAAGAGTTCCAATCGCTTTGACGAAAAGCTCCCCGAATAATCCCTGCTGTGCGCGGATGCGTCCTTCATTCAGGAAATTATAAAGGCCCTTGCTTGCCTGCTGGTAGTTCTCCTTGCCGATGACAAGCTGTATTTGTGCGGCCGTCTTCGTATTCAGCCAAACTTTGTTGAAGTACTCATTCAATTCAAGGGAAGACATCCAGCCTTCCGCTATCTGAGCGTACCTTTCAAACTCCTGCACCGGATTTACCAGCATAGTTATTTCCGCAGAAGCCGGGGTGCTTCGCTTCTTCATGAAGGCGGGCTTGCCGGAATAAGTTATCTGCCCGGGAGTGTACCCTTGAGAATCATAGAACCCGTCCCCTAATTGCCCCTCATGGGCCGTGGTGCGTGGAGTATAGAAGTCTTCCATCGTAGAGACCTGACCGAAGAAAGACTCTTCGATACTGGCCACCCTCTGGCCTAGTTCACGATACGCCGTCTGAATGGAGCGTGCCAAGAACAACCCGTCCGGACCAAGCGCATTAATAAGCGCCTCCTGATCTTTAGCGAGCCTATCCTGAAACGCTTCTTCTGCATTATCTACTTCTGCCTCATACTCATCTTGAGTTATCTCCTTATTGGAGAGCTGTTCGTCTAGCTGGGATGTGCGGCGCTCCAGAAGAGCATAGTTCCCAAGATCAAGCTTGTAGTTGTTACGCAAGACTTTCACGCCATCAGACTCTTGCATGGTCTGATAAATCTTAATAAGCTGAGTCTTAACGTATTCTTCGCCCTTGAACTTAACAGGGGCGTTATTCATCTGATAGAAATGGCGCGCGATCTGAGTTGTCGAATCAGTGTTCTTGATCCCTGCCAGTTTTGCCGCACCCTTAAGCCATGAAGAGATCATCGCATGCCGCTTCACCCGGGCATTGTCTCTCTGCATGGTTGCCCTCACTACCTCATTCAGCATGAAGTCACCGTTCCTTTTAAAGCCGGGCAGTGTTCCGAGGATTTCGGATAACTGAACGGTGGAAAGCATTCCTGTAAAGAAACTCTTTAACGAATTGTATTCTCCAGCTTCCTTGAGAAGATTTCTCAGATCATCCAGTTTCTTCTCTGTACCTACGGCCTTAGCTACTTCATCCTTAAACAGGTTAAGCTTCTGTTCGCGTCTCTCCAGCTCCTTCCTCCAGCGGAGGCGTCCCTCATCTTGAAGTTGCTTCAATGCGTCAAAAGCATTCTCCTGCTCTGCCAAGCTACGGACGAAGCTGTTCCCATCTTTGTAGAGAACAGAACCGAATGTATCAAGCAAGGAAATAGATTGCTGAATTTCTATTACTTGAGGATCATTCGGGTTTTGAGTCTTGTTAATAGTCCTCTCAAGGAGGGCCTGCAATGCGTCTTGCTGGGCCTCTACCTCCTCGGGAGACATCTTCATCAGCTCCTCAACGGCAAGCGTGTTATAACGGCTCTGTGCGTCCAGCGTGGAGCTTACGCCCTTCCTATCTTTATAGGCTCTCTTTGCCAGCCGCTCCAGCCCCTCGGTAGTCTTGACTTGTTGGGCCGCCTCAGCACGGAGCGCCGCCGCTTCTTCCTTGGAAGATTCTTTCAATACCCTATCAACAATCTTCCTAACCTCACGTTGCGTACGGTTGAATTCGGCAGTTTGTATCTGGTTGTTGATAGCTTTAACTCCACGGTCTAACGCCGTTTGAAGGGCATTCTCAAATTGTAGTTGGCTCTTCGGGTTAGCTAGTGTTTCAGCTAATGACCTTGGTATAAATGATTTACCATAACGGCTAATAGCATTCTCAAGAGTAAGGACGCTGTTAAACAATGCCTTCTGCTGGCGCGCCTGAGAGAACTTCCCAGCTACTGCTTGCTCGGCAAGGCCCATGAAAGACTTGCGTATTGCCTTGAGACTGTTAATGGCCTGAGAAGAATTGCTCTCAAAGATATCTGCGATTGCCTTTTCAACGGTCTGGATGCCCGGACCTACACGCAAAGCGCTTGTTCTCTCCTGAACGGAAGGAAGGATCGCCGCCCCTGCCGCCTCATTAATCATGGACGCGATATCTCTGGCCTGCGTCTGGTCTGCCACATTAGCTAGAGACTGGGACCATTTAACAAAGTCTGCATCAAGAACTCCATCCTCAATGGCCTGCTTGATGCGCTGGCCTTCCTTAAAGATGTTGCCTACTTCCGCGATGTTGTCCTTCTGCCATTCAAGAATGCTCTGCACATCCCCGGGAAGAGTACCGAACAGTTCCGGGTTAGTGGCAAGCGCTTTCCCCATCGTGGCTAAGGCTTCTTGCAAGATAACATCGTCAGACAAGTTCCCAAAATCCCGGCCAGTGTACTCTCCATACTTGCGAATGGCGTTCTCAATATACTCCCGGGTGACTGCACCCGTGGCAAGATCATACGTCGCATTGGCATGGATGACTTCTTCCAGAATGTCTAGGGGATTGGCTCTCCCTTCGATGACCGCTATTTGCCCAGCACGATACGCCGAAACAACCTCCAAATTATTAGCAACGTCCTCAACGGTAATTTCACCTGCATTGTATTGTTCTCGAAGTTCAGGGTTAGATTGAATGTAGGCTAGCGCCCTAGCCCTTGCCGTGGACTGGTTGATTCCTTCCGCATTCTGGATTGAGGAAAGAAGCTCGTCTTTGCTTATCTCAATGCCTTGACTCTCAATGGCAGGTTCAAGCTGTCTCTGAGCAAATAGATTCAGGGCTTGCACAAAAGAAGGATTGGACGCCAGCGTCTCGGAAAGATAAGTCCCAGCTACTTCGTCGGTGAGCGTCATGGTAGATTGCTGGCCGCTTTCAGGAGACGTCGTGGTGACGTCCCAAGTACCATCCCCGTTATCCTTGAACGTGGGCATCAATTCCACATTCTTGAAAAGGTCAGCATTCTTTGCGACGAAGTTCAGCATCGCGGCTGAACTGCTACCTACTGTTTCTGGCGACTGGTTTACATCGGTAGCATTAAAGAGCGCCTCCTGAATCAGGTTGGAGCGCTCCTTGCCGTCAGGCATAGTAGCAATCTGGTGGGCCACATCACTTTCAATGCCTAGGGCTATAAGAGCTTGAGGGCTTCTTCCTACCTTGTTAACCAAATGATTGGCTTGTACACCACCGAGCGCGCCCATAGAGCCGCCAAGAACAACAGTAGGAATAAAGAATGCAGGGTCCAAAGGATTGTAATTCTCCCACCAGCCCCTAAGGGTATTCTGTTGAGTTAAATCTGCACCTAGGCTCCGGTAAAGATTTTCAACTCCAACATATACTGGGTCAGCAATGCTTTCTTGTACGGTTTCCGTTAAAGCACCTGCCGCCCCAGCACGACCTATACGTGCCAATGTCGATCTTTCTGCTATAGCTTCAACTCCTCTTATCGCAGTAGAACCAAGTCCAGTAGCTCGTACGCCTTTAACTGCTAGACCACCAATAGACATTGTGAGAGAATCAAGAGCGCCTTCTAGTGAGCCTACCGTTAATCCATACGCGATTGCCCCTTCTCTACTAGAGTTTGATTTATAAGCATCGAGTCCGGCACTCGAGCCATAGACCAATGACCCCATAGCTGTTGCTACGCTGTAAGTTGCAACTGGGTTCCTTGTTACAATTCCTGTAGCTAAAGAAGACAAGCTGACGGCGGCAATTTTAGGAACATTATCAACTAAGTTCCTGACCCCCATACCCCAATTGCTCTCAGGCATGTCTCGCATGGAGCGATATTCTTTCTGGATAGCTAGAGCAAGACGTTGAAATTTTTCTTCATCTTCGTCTTTCTCAGGAAGCATTCTTAAGAATGACCCTATATCTTCATAGGTGTCGTTCAATGCTTGGACCAGCCATGCTCTATCGTCTTTGGGCAGGAATTCAGGAAGCATCTGAATAGCAATCTTGAACGAACCCGTATTCTCCCCAAGAGCTAGCAACCTGTCAGCCATCTTATCCCAATCAAGGGAACCTTCTTTTATATACTCATCCTTAATCCATGAAGTAGCTTCATATGCCGCTTGATATTGCGTCCGCAAATAAGGGGAATTGTTGAAAATGGAGCGTCCATAAACTGAGTTAGGACCGAGAGAGTCAATGGCTTTCTCAAAGTCTCCTCCATTTTCCAAGAAGGCCGGAAGGAAATCTGCCTCTGCCTTGTAATATCCTTCCTTTACTTCATTTGCCCTCTTTAAATCTTGAGAGTACTTATTAATGACGCCATTGATGCTGTCCGTCTTATATTCCCTCATGAGAATAGCGGCGGCCATCTCATCAGAAATACTCATGTTAGGGAACTTCACTTCCTTGATAGCTCCAAAAAGCTCTCTCTCTTTTGTAGCTTGGTCAGCGCTATTCCAAGATGCTATCTGGTCAGCATTCAAAAGTTTCCCTAACTTATTATCGACAACTTCATCTGTATCAATATAACCGTAAAGTCCTTTTTCCGGTTGTATGTTTTGAGTTAATGCGGAAAAGATAGCGTTGGTCCTCTCTACCTTCTCTCTCCTTAGCTCAAATGTAGGGTCAATCCCTCTCTTCTTCAAGGAATCATTAAGCCGAAGGATTTCATCCATCATCGAGCTATCGAGAACATTGCTTTGCCTAAACTCCCGTTGAAGCTTTTTATAGGATTCCAAATCTGCGAGAGTTTCCCTACGCAAAGCATTTGCCCGAATCCCTAAGTAGTTAGCTCTTTCAGTTTCGCTAAGTTCTGCGTATCCCACTCCCTGCGCCCTGCGCTGTTCACGGGCGATAGCTTCTTGGTCGCCAGATATTCCAAGCGAAGGAATAACTGATTCATCCAAAGGAGGAGGAGTCACTCCTTCGTCATCAGGCAATACGGGTTCGATAGGCTCGTCCATTTTATCTATTCCAATAAGAGATCAAAGCTGAATATATAGCTTGTTCATCCTCGTCGCTCAAGCCGTTATTTACCCGGAGAATCCTAGCCCTTCTTTCCGCTTCATTATCCATCGCGTCAGCAGAAGGCTTCTGCAAATAGAATTGATCTATTTCCAATAACTTTCTCGAACCTCCAGAAGATTTATACATATCCTTTGACAAGAGAGGCGTTTTAATAGGCTCTCCTGATGAAGAAGAAACTTCATAAATTGAACTGTTGGGAGTCCCAAGAGTCACGACAAAACCACCATTAGGCATCTCAGGAAGTTCCGTTTTATCTCCAAGGGTAAAGTTCTGATCTAATGCGATTACTCTGGTAGCGCTTTGCATAGGACCAACGACATCTTCTTCTTGTTGAAACGCCGAGAAGTAAGAAGTGAACCCCCTAGTGGGAATGCCTGATTCCTTTGAGACTTGAGAAATGGTATCAGCAAGAATCTTGTAACGCTCCTGTTCGGTCGGGGTCTTGCCGCCGTTCTGCCCCATGAAATCGTACACTTGCTGGGTCGCCTGTGCCCTGACTTGGCCGATGAAGTTCTTAAAGCTTGCATCGTTTTGAAGGTTAGGAATTTTCTCTCTAACTACATACCTCTTCGCCAAAGTTTCCGGGTCTTCATAGGCACGGCTTTCTGTCTTATCCAGATAATATTGCTTGTTCTTCCCAACGAAGCTATTATTAAACTCCGCCTCTGTCATGTAGATTGGGGTACCGTTCTCATCTACATAATCTTTCCCAGTATAAAGTGGATATTTGCCTGTGTCCCATACCCGCTCAACCCACGTTTTCGCATCATCCAGATAGGAAGGCGGCGTGTGCGTCTTCATCAGGTTAATCAAAGACGTCTGATCGTTGGAAGAAAAGTTGGCTTGCTTTAACGTGGTTCTCAACTGGTTCTCCAAGTTGGCCCTTTGTTCTGGCGTGGCATTCTGGTAAGAAGGGATCATGCTCGCCGCATATTTACTAGCTCTAGCAAACTCGGCAGAAGTCGGAGGGATGTTCGCGGTATTCTGCTTGTACATCCTCCAAAGCGTAGCAAACTGCTGGGTATTAATGCCATTAACTTCCAATGACTGCTTTGCCTGTTCAATGGAAAATCCTTCTGGAGCCAGCATGAACTGTTCAACAAGAGAGTTGTAGTTCTTCTTCTGGTCTTCATTGATAAAGGACCGCGCCTGATTGATGCCGTACTGCTGTTGTTCGTAGGAAAGCGCTCTACCTCGAACAGACCCTTTCGTCTGGATTTCCTCGAGCAATCCATATGGGTTGGTCAAAGCCATTTGCTGGACCTCATCAGTAGTCCTCGCTTGGTCAATTGTGAAGTTAAGCTTCATCTTCTGAGCATCGCTAAGATAAGGAGTCTCTTCCGTGATGCGTGAAGCTTCATCAAACTGCCCGCTTTTAATCGCAATATCAATAGCGGCATTAGTTTCGTCAGCCGCCATCTGTGAGACACGTAGCGCCGCAGTCCTAGCAACCTGCACCGCCTCTTTAGCTTTGATCTGATTCAAGGCTTCATCGGTCAGCAATCTGTTCTTGCCGACCAAGAAAGCGCCGTCAAACCTAGTATTAATATCTTCTTGAGCTAAGGCCATCCTCTCCTGATAAACCTGAGTCCACATGCTCGGCTTGTTCATGTATTCAGGATCGGTAGATAAAGACGAAATGATCTTAGCAGAAGCATTTGTAAGCTCAGCCTGCATGCGCCTAGACATGATACTGTCGTTAACCGTCTCAACTTCTGCCTTGGCTTTCCCGATTAAGGAGAGACCTTCTGTTAAATTCCTCGCCGCACGATTGCTTGTCTCCGCATTAAATTCACTGCCGATCGGAACAAAGCGCGACACATCGCTTTGCCCCGTAGAAGCATAACGATTGTCCGGTGACCCCGGCATCGTTGCGTTTCTCGCCTGACTCGGAACTCCAAGACGAATGTTTCTTGTATCTTCTGCCATATTAAGAGAACCCTCCGATTGATGAACCTATCTTGGAACCTGCTCGCATTCCTACAGGGCCGCCTACAACGGCTCCTATGGTGCTTCCTATGATAGAACCCCACATTGAAGTGCGAGCTTGCTTAGCGGCCTTCCTAGCCTGTCCTGCACGCCATGACATGACGCGCGATCGGTACATGGTATCTTGCCTCCTCTGTTCTGCCTCTCTTTCGGAGTCTGCGATCTGTTGCTCGAACTTGCTCATCGTGCCACGTTGCACGGCCTCAATGGAACCCGAGGTAGGGGCAAAGCCCGTACGCACTGCCGCCACGCGCTGTTGCGTTAAATACCTTTCCTGATTGCCACGGAGACGCATCATGTTTGTCCCGGCGATCTTGTAAGCGGACTCCGACCTTTCAGCTAATGCCTGCGCCTGAATATTGTACCCACGTTCGGCAATTTGATACTGGTGTTCTTTGTTAAGATTATCTAGTACATCTCCAAGAACATTGCTAGCCGCACTCCACGTCTGAGAATTATTGCCGAACTCCGGCTGAACTTGGTTGTATGTAAGCGGCTGGTTGCTAATAGGTACCGTGCTTGCAGTAGTATTAATGGACGCCACACGAGGTTGCATCTCAACGCCATATGTCGAAGACGTCGGCGCAGGTTGGGGCATCTCCGGGTAACCTAATTCGGGAAGAGGAGCATAAGAAGCGGATACTGCCGTTTCTCCGCTGTCATAATAACCCGGCAACAATCCATCCCCGTATGTAAGATTCGGCACAACTGAATTTTCAATCCAGCTAGGCCAGCTTATCAAAGAGTCATCTGCCCACCCAAGGTTATCATACGAGGTTGGAATCATAAATGATATATGCTGATAAGACGTCCGTGTTCTTTGCGTCCGTAAACGCGAAATACAATCTGGTATCGGTGGATGAAGGGCCACTTAATACCTCATGTCCTCGTCCGTTATTAAGATACAACCTTATCCCTAACGTGTCATTCTTTTTCATCCCCAAAGGAGCGGAATAATCTAATGCTTCTACCTGCGCTTGGATTCGAGGGTATCCATAAGTCGATGCATAATCCCCCATGACGACACCATTAGGAGCTATGTCATCAGACGTGTCCCGCGAGACCTGATACCTTAGCTGGTTGATTTTGGTCGTCATCGCGGGGATGATGTAGTTGGCAGTATTCCCCATAGGCATCGATATGAACTCGGACTCAATGTGCAAGCCCCATAAGAAGGAAGAAAACGTACCAGTCATTGAATAGCCAACTAAAGCATTATTCCCGGCTTCAAATGTGGGAGAGAATCTAATTCTTCCTCCGGTAAGAGCGCCATTGCTGAAAGAATAATATCCCTCAGGGTTAAGCGCTCCTGTAAACGTCCAGCAATAACCCGTAGTCTTACCATCATTAAAACCAGAATTGCCTTGAGTTATAATATCTATCTTTGGATAGATGCCTGAATAAGGGACTAATTGCCCCGGCTCTCCTCCTTGCCAGCATAAACTAGAGGCTAAATAATAATCTAGGGGGTCTGTATTGCCTATAACTACTTCCTTTGAGGCAAACGAAGTCCATTCTCCCAAAAATCCTGCTCCACTGAGCAAAGAAGGGCCACACTCCGCTATCGTTGGGAAGTCAATACACGGGTGGTCAAAGTCCATGTACGCTAAATAATACTCAGCATTGTCCAAAGGAATAGTTGAACCAGCCGGAGGAACGCATTGAATGCAGGCGAATATGCCTTCTTGACGCTTCACCGGATTGTGATAGCAAACAACCTGCTTGAACTTCCCTCCTTGAATATCATGCCAATGCCAGCCTTGGATTTCCTGCGTGCGGTTGAATAAGAATCCAAGCATCTTCCCATCTTCTGACGTCCCCCACCAAATAGGGTCAGGGTCTTTCATAATGCTCTGTGACGTGATGCCGGATTCAAGAAGATCAGAAGCAACAATGGAAACGTCTTCGGACTGGTAGCCGTCAATCTGGAAAGAATAAAGGGAATGGATAAGACCTTTCCTGTCCTTCGGGACAAAGAACAAGCTTTCCGTCATCAACTCTCCCTGAAAAGTAGATGAACCCCAGCGGCTCTGTTCTTTAATAGTAGGGACCGGACTATTAAGATCATCATCATTAATAACCCATTCGCCAATGTCCGTCCCAACAATCAAATCCTTGGAAGAAGAAAGCCACTGAATGACCTGTGCCTGATTCGCGCCTATCGTAAGGTTCCATCCGGAATCCGATTGGTCATCAACGGAAAAGTCTTCATATCTGTCCACGCGCGACGCCCATATCGTTTGGGGCTGGGCCTTAGTTCCAGCGAAGATAAGACGGCCTCGCCTGATAGTAACGGCAGAAGGATATCCCTTCTGAACATTAAAGGCGCTTTTTACTAGAGTGTTGAAATAGTAAATAATTTTATAGTTATTTATGCCGACAAGTTTTCTTTCGACAAAATAGTTCAGTCTAAAATAATTAGTGGCAATATCATTAAAAAAATTAGTACGATCAGGACAAAATGCCATTGGCAAAATGTTAATATTCCTTAACACTGTCCCATTATTTGCACTGCCATTATAATTTTTCTGGTTAATGTAAGTAGCAAATGGATAGGAATTAATCGAAACCGTATCGGCACATGTCAGCTCAACGGGAAGATTTCTAATAGTTTCAACCGTATGAACGCCATTTGTAGATGAATTTGTAAAAGCGAATCCAAGAAAATATCCATGCGGGGCGCTTCCTGTAATAGTAACTCGCCTATTAGCTGGTTGGGTAGCGTTCGATACATTAGCAATGGATATACCTCTATTCAAGCCTTGGAACGTTTCTCTAATACTCATCCCCGAAACATAGAAGGCATAGCTATTATCAAACTCTTTTCCTACATCAATCTTCCATTCCCCCTGAACGTAAGCAAATATGATATTTACCGCATTAAAAAATTGAGGATATTTATTTATCTCAGTCCAATTATATAATTGGCCAGTATAATAGGCGTCAGTCGCTCTAGTGCGAATGTTGCAGTTTACAATATCTCCCGGCTGCCATCCCTTAAGCCATTTATTAACAATTGTTCCATGCCGAGCAAAATCCCAAGAAGGATCATATAAGAACGGAATGTCGCAAAACATACTGGAAAAAGCAGTAGTTGATTTTGCGTTGTATTCTATATCAGGATAATCGGACTGGGACATTGTCATCATACCAATATCCACAAACTCTGAGCCAATAGTGTCGCTCATGGAGTCAAGGTAATCATCCGAAGACGGAAAGATTAGGAAAGTAAATTCCGTTAACTTGAAAGTGATATTCCCAGAATCATCACGAGTTCTTGTTAGAACAATAGGGTAGTGATTCTTGTGGACAATCCAAAGCTTGTCGTTCTGCGAGACGTATTTGACTTCCTTTAACTCATCTACCGTGAAGCCGGAAGTCCATCCGTTCTTGGCATACTCCTGTTTAAGAACAAGAGGGATATTCCAAATAGGGCGCGGATATTCATCAAGATGCCCGCATTGATAGATTGTAGCGAAACCAGAAAGGCCCGGCTTCACACCAGCATGCAGGCATACGATGTAAATGTCCTCCGAAGTACAGGGAAAGTAAAGCATACGGAAAGGGCCATTCATCCGATCTACCAGCTTGAATCCCGGTCGTCGTTGAAGCTTCCCATATTGGCGTGGAATAAAGTTACGCATGCGAGAACACGACGTAAGATAACGTTGCATGTCCACGCGAGGCGTGAAAGATTCTGAGACTTGCCCTCCATTGAAGTTAAGTTGAAGCTGTGTTTGCCTGTTGTCTGCCATGTTATAAAAGCTTGTTATGGCCGCCAAAGGGGAAAGTCGTTCCATAGGGAACACGGTTCCAGCCAGACTGCCGCATTAACCTGTTGTAGTAGTTGTATCTGCCTCCAGTATTATTGACGTAATCATTCTCACGGAGACGAGAAAGCTCCCTCATGTACATATCGGAAAGGAGCCTGTACAGATCAAGGTTGTTCGTAATCCGCACACAAGATAGTTGTGCCCAGCGAATGCCTAGAAGGGGCTGTAAAATGGTCGGGAATTCCTGAGTGCTTTTCTTGTTCTGGATATCGCCAAGATAGACAAGCCGCATCACATCGGTGTTGGCGTACAGATAGTTCCCTTCAATCTGCACAAATTGGAGCTGGTTCTCCCAAGGCTCGCCATTCACGGAGATAATAGTCACCAAATCAGAAGGCAACGTAAACGCATTGGAGAAGCCGAAGAGTGGCTTCTCATCATCCACAGGGAGAAGTTCTACCCTTTTACGGGCAAAGTTCCAATTACCATCAATCATCAAATCATTAATGGCAAAAGGAAGATAAGCGGCCAATGCCTGACCATAGACAGTAGGATTGTTCTGTAAATCAGGATAGGCGGAGACTTTGTATTGTCCCAGCAATCCCAACGCGAAGTTTGCTACTTCAAGATCAGTCATTGGCCGCTTCGGTTCAGGTTATGGAATGATACAATCCATCACAATAGTGAAGGTCTTGTTAGCCGCAACTGCTGCCGAGTTCTGAACAACAATGCAGAAATGATATCTTTCTTTCAGCACGCTGTTCTTGTTTTGCACATCGGGCATTTCATCTGCGCTGCTAATAGCGGTCAGAATTTTTTCGTAGGGGTCAACCATCAACAACCCCGGCTTATTGCCATTGGAAGTAACGTCCAACCTCACGATTTCATTAGCCGTGGCCGTAGCCGCGAGAACACCAATAGGAACAATCATATTGTTCACGATGTTCCCATTCTTGTCAGTCAGGGCAACGGAGACAGTATAATTACCAGCGCCTACGCCATCGTGGGTAAAGGCAATCGAGCTAAGATCAATGATGCACCCTTCCGGGAGATCAATATCTTGAATGTTTGACGATGCCGCAGTAGCGGCTCCCTCGGCCGTATAGGAGATTACCTTTTTAAGGGTAGCTCCTCTAGACATTTGAGCGTTCAGGAACGGAGGAACTCCACCGTCAATCTCCGCCTTAGCCATGCTTGGAAAAGTAGCCATGATTTTTTATCCTTTCTTTAGTAAACCATTTGAGTTCCGGTCACATCAACCTTGAGGACGCCCTTGTCTTCAATGCGGGTGCAACCCATAGCGAGTTCCGTGTAGGTCTGCCACACGTACTGCTTGTCGCGGCGCTCATCAATGCGTACGAACAGTTCTTCCAGTACGCCAAAGGCCACGGAGTTCATGTTGAACGCAATGCAGGTGCGAACGTTTGCCGTGGAAGTGCCTCCCATCGGATCACCAGCCATTCCCAGCGGACGAGAGCCGAACGGAAGCATTCCCGGAGACATGGCAACGAACCTAATGCCGAGGTAATCAAAGATGTTACCAGACACCAGCGGGCGGTCCACGTTGTACAAGATGCTTGCAACCTTTTCCTGAGAAAGCAAGTCCTTAAGCTCTTCATGAGAGATGAGCATGATGATTTCCGGGCCGCCCAAGTCCTGACGGTCCACGTCCTGACCAAGCACGTTCCGGGAACCGAAGATGTTACGAACTTGAAGAAGCTTCTCAAGCGTCAAGCCGGAAGCGGTGTACGTCCCGGAAGGATTGTACCCAACAGGAATCGTATTCAAAGTTTCGTTGAAAGGAACGGCAACGTCCCCATTCTCCCCAGTCCATGCAGTACCGATCAAGCCGTTAACTGCGATGTGGTCACGACGACGTGCCATTTCCATGCGTTCAGCCTGAACGATGCGAGGAATCGGAGATTCAATCGTTCCCGCCTGCATCATTTCAATGCGGCTGATTTCATGCGTGGTCTTGAACGGCGTGGTCTTCAACCAGCGAACGTTGAAGTTAGCCTGCTGAGGGTTGGTATCGCCGTACAGGTCGGTAATCTCCTGAGAGTTCACCGGATCAATGATCTGGAACCTGCGCTGGCGCGAAGCAAGCGGATACACACGCAGATAACGTTCAGTTCGTGAAGTCATCTGCTGGACACCCGCATAGATTGAAGGCGTGTATTCATTTACCGCCAAATCATAAAAGTTTCCGTAATTAGCCATGATTTTAATTCTTGATTAAACGTACCGCCTCGAAGAAGATTTGCGTCTTGCATCAGGCAGGTATCCTAATCAGGGCTGTCTGTGTGAACGGCGGTGGTTCACGAAACTGTTTGAACAAGTGTCCGTCCGGGTTGTTCAAGCCAAAACAAGCACACATCACATAACATTGCAACAAAAAACCCCGCACTAATAAAAATATTAGTGCGGGTAAAACAAAGAAGAAATAACAATGAACTATAGAATGGCGCGTCCTTTCACAAGGAGACCCACATGTGTTACTACGTATTGCTTAATATTTCAATAAAAACCTTCCTCCGCATCAATTAAAACACGGAGGAAGGAGAACATACACGTAGTTAAGCCACTAACTCATGTGGTAATGTAACGACGACTGAGAAACATTACCATTGAACGTGCGTAGATGCAAGCCGATTATATTCCTCCCTCGCATCTTTTGGCATCCGGTCCAAACTTCCGTATTTGGAAATCATGTCAATCATGCGTTGCTGGGCACTCGTCCCTGATTGGGACCTCATCACTCCCGGAGTAGGCATCGTCCCTTCCTGATACCTTGCCGCCTTTTCGTACAAGGCTTCCAAGATATATGGGTTATTGAGGGCCATCGCAAAAGAGCTATCATCAACGTCAATCCCCGCATCGATCAAGCTCTGCCGAAGGATTGTTGCGTTGCGTTCATACTGCGGCCCCCATTCCTTCCTGAAATGCTCCTGAGCCTGCTTGGAAGCTTCTTCCACTCTCCTTACAAACTCTTCATTGTTCTTGCGGTAAAGCGTATCTTGATAGCGCAGAAGCTCCTGTGCCGTCTCAGCCGGGATGTTGTGCTTATGGGCAAACGCCGCAAACTCTTTAAAGCTCGCCTCGTCATAGTCGTCCTTATACTCATCAGGAATCTGGTACCCATCAACATTGTCAGGAACGCCAATGTAGGAGCGCCATGCTTTAATCTCTTCCTCACTGGCTCCTTCTCCGGGTTTCTTCACGCCGTCGAACTTCTTGCCAATTAACTGGTTGGCATTCACAAAGCCTTTCACCAGTTCATCAACGTTCTTGTACTTCCCTAGAGAGTCGGCACCTTCAAACTTGGAAGTCCACCCTTCCTTGAAAGAGCCATCCTCGCCGATAATATCAGCCACCTTAAATGCCTGCTGTTGCGTATCAGTCGGGGCCGGGCTTGTATCGAGCTTCATCGTACCCGGCATCTGCATCTGCTGTGCAGGCTGGGTAGTTTGCGTGGAGGAGGCGGCGCTCCCTGTAGTGGTGGTAGGGGCCTGACCCCCTACATTATTTGGATTGCTATCAATCATTTTCCTGCTAGGTATTTTATTAATTCAAGCACTTGGCGCGCTCCTGATATGAACATTGCTCTGTTCGCATCAAAGTCTGCAAGCAAGGGGGCTTCCTTCTTCACATGTTCTTTATCACACAAAGAAAGGTCAACCATTGTAGTAAGGTAAAAGAGCAAGCGATTGGTTAATTCGGACCCCTTAAATTCTTCCCGGAACCGGATAAAATCTTCCTCCGGCACTTTGCTTACATTTCCGAAGAAGTCATAAACCTTTAATGCCTTCTTCTTGTTTTTATCATCAGTAGTTATTTCCATAAATCATCGCATGTTCCCTATAGCGCTTCCAATGTTCTTCTGGATTTCAGAAGCTTCAAGAGCATTAGCCATCTGATTGGCCCCCTGTTGCGCCGCTTCTCTTTCTTTAATAAGACGGTCAACCTTCGCTTTATCCTTGAGTATCTTGGTCGGCATCCCAATAGATTTAATCCCTGACCTCATGATAAAATCAGTATCAAAGCTAATCATCACATCAGGATCAATCTGCGCCAAAGGAATCGCAATCGTCTGCATGAACTCGGAGAATAGCGTCGGCTGGTGACGGTCCAAAAGCATTTGGAAAGGAGTCGTAAACTTGATGCTAAAATCATCCAGCGCAGGAACAAGCTTCTCATCTCGAAGAAGCTCATAGCAACGCATCACTACAGGCTGTAGGAACTCTTCCGTCAACCTAGTGTAGGCAGGGGAAGCAATCCTCGCAGAATACGCTTCGATCATCTGCGCCACCGTCGCCTTCATGTATTGAGGGTCTTTGACCTGCAACAACGGCGCAAACAAATCCATGTCGCATGTCTTCTGAATGTTGTTCTCAAGCCTCTGCACCTGCCATTGCATCTCATTAGCCTGCATCATGTTCTGGAACAAGGGCGTCGGCTTGGCCTGAACGTTCATCGGGTTGAAGGTTGTCACCCCGCCAAACCCCCAGTCAATGTTCCCATCAAATCCTTCCGGCACCAGCATCGGCGGGAATATCTTCTGCATGGCCGATTCGCTCAACGCCTTAACGGAGTTGGTCAATTCGGTCTGGTCCCCTAATGCCCTCAAACCAGCACCAACTCCATAAGGAGAGTTGGCAATATCAAAATAGTTTGAGACGCTCACAGGGCTTGTCCAAAAATACTGCGTCGCCAGAACATCTCCTGACTGGTCAAACACGCTACGCATCACCCACGGCCTGCCATTAGCCTCTTTAATCAGCTTCTCGTCTCCCGTCCTCTCCACCTTCTCCAGCAAATGGAACACAAGATAGTTGTCAGGATTTACACTGCTCGCCTGATATTTCTCCTTCACCATGTCAGGCAGTACATTCTCCGGGAACGTCGCGACAATGTCCTGTATCCTCAACCACTCATCCCAGCAAAACGTATGGACATTCCCAAACTTGTCCCTGTCCACCATGAAATCCCCTACAGGAATATGCGCAAATTTCAGCATCCCTCGCACCTTGTCCCATTCGGACCAGAAGGCCGCCTGACCGTAAGCCGCACGATCAAAGTAAAAAAGCTCGGAAGCCGTGTGGAAGTTGCTGTTGCGCATAAACCACGCAACCTGCCTCCCTGTCTCATAATAAATGTTCTCAATCGTGCTATCAATCTGGCTCTGATCGTCGATCTTGGCCAATGGCTCAAAGCTAAACCATCCCTGACTCTTGGGCGTTATAAGCTCATGCTGGCCAGCCGCATTTACCCTCAAAGCCCTTTCAAGCGTCTGGTCCAAATAGCCAAGGTCCGTCCCAGTAGATTGATAAACCGCACCGTTAATGTTGAACTTCTTCTCAGGATCAACGTATTGCGCGATCCTCTGCCAGTTGCTCACGTACCGCTGGCGGAAAGCATACAAATCCGCATGCTTCTGCTTGGCATCTTGTTTGTTGGTAACCATCTTATTGACCTAATGCGCTTTTGCCACTTACCCCGCTACCTGCCCCCAAGGCGTTCTTGCTCGCAACAAAGGTTCCTCCAAAGGAACTACGGCGCCTGTTCTCACGTATCTTGTTCTCCGTGCCAGACGTATCGACTGTTACCTCATTCACTGGCTTCTCAGGAGCAGGGGCATCCATCCCCTCCTTGTTCTGCTTCAAGCCTAATACGCCTCCAACGATATTAGTAACACCTTTGAACACGCCGCTAATAGCGTTGCCTATCTCTTTAAACGGATTGCCGCCCATGATTTTTTCCCTTTCCTAATAATTTAATTAGCAATTCAACTTCTTTTCTCCCGTACAGATACACATTCCCCGCACGAAAGCCAATAAAATATTTCATCCTCTCCTCTTTTATCATCCATCTTAACAACACTCTAAAATCTCCAACCCCTAAATAAAAGAAGAACCCATTCGCATCATGACGGCTACATGATAACGAAGGAACGCACGCCTGCTTCACCCTAGACCAGCATTCCTCCACATCAGCCCACCCATCTTCCATCCTAAAGAAATGCCCCATCACAAGGCATCTATCATCCCATCGCCGATATAAATAACGATGCTCCTCCCAAGACGCATCAAAATCCGCGCCTAAAGCTTTCAGGACCGCGCGCCCCTCCTCTCCTAGACATGAGGCCTTCATAGTTGTTTCTATCAATATTTAAATTGCTAAAGTTCCGGCCAAAGCTCTTCTTTACATGCGTCTCTCCTCCTCCACTTACATTCCCAAGCAAACCAGCCATCCGAGCCTCAGCTATGTATCTCAACGAATCACTCCAATGCGACGAACTATCATGCACGATCTCGTTCTTATAGGCCCCATTCTCTCCAAGCGCTGGCTTCATCCTGTAGCTTAACCAATACGGATAAGCCTTCTCCGTCCCCCCTATATCAAATCTCAATAAAGGGAACATCCCTAGCAAGTAATTGATACTTATCCATTTATCTCTTATTCTAGGCAAGCACACTATCCCCGGCAACCCAGCCTGTTGCCACATGTACGCCTGACTTAAACCCGTGTCTGTCGTGTACCCAGCATCATGCGGAAATATATTCCTCATCAAGGTGGGAAATCTACTCAACAACCGAGCCGTCCTCTGCGCCGGACCCTCACTGCTATATTGGCCGCAATCGCTATCAACTATCCATATCAACCCCTCCTTCAACTGGAACACCGTCGAAACCGTATTCAACGGATTCCCCAAGTCCCATGTCGCATAACACGGCAATGTCGGATCATATGGCGCATGCAAAAAATGACCATCCCTCATCGATGCCTCAAGCACCTCCTCCAATATCGCACCCTCCATCGGCACCTCAAACGCCTCATCCAGCGTCGAAGGGTATTCCTCGTTCATCGACAAGCCATGTTGCCTCTTCGCCTTCTGCCACCAAACCTTCTGCCTGTCTTCCAAATCGATCCCATATTTCGCCTTCAACGTCGTAAAGTAACTCTTCGTACTCTCCGTCAACGGCTCATCATCATCACTAACATTGCTCTCATCTTCCCACCACGGCAAAAATACAACGTTAAAGTCCTTCTCCCCCCTATGCCCCTCTTCTATCGATAACGCATTCATCACGTTCTCATAGAATATCCCCTTCTTCCCCCCTCTTACTGTCGTCTCAACAAAAATAAATCCATCCTTCGCCGCAGGAAACGTCGCATTCACTATCTCCGCCGCCCTCTTCGGCTCCGTCGCACTTATCGTTCCCAACTCCGATATGTGCGCAAACCCCAAACCACTGCCCCTAAAGTATTTACCACCAACTATACGGCTCGACTTCCTACCAACCATCTCCACCGTAATCATCTTGTTGTTAAATTCCATCTTAAACAACCAAGGCAATTTCCTCCTCAAACTCTCCAACGCAACCCTCACTATCTCCCTCAACTTCTCCTCAGCATCAGGTTGCGTCCTGTCAACCAACGCCAATAACCACCCCTCATTAAACGCCGCCATGTCCGCCATCATCACACCAATGCACGTACTGCACCCCTGACGACGCGACTTCGGCACCAAAAATCTCTTCTTCCCCCTCAAATAACACTCCTCATGCAACCTACGCTGGAATTCCCTAGGCTCATATCTAATCACTCGACCATCCGTCAACTTGATCTCATACAAGTTGCTCAGCCTCCACATAGGGTCTTTCAACCTTTCCAATAACAATCTCTTCTCTTCCGAACTTAACATATCAACCCCTAATCCTTTACTATCTAACTATCTCTCTCATCTCAAACTCAACCGCCTGCCAGTCAACATTAACGTGCGGACCAATCGCCTCTTTGCTCATAAATTTCCACGCAAACAACACCAAATCTGTACTATCCCTACCTCCATACTTCTTATACAACCACCTAGCCTTCCCCTTAATCCGGTACTTCGTCCTGCTCCGCAATACATAAAACTTACACGTCTCCACTCCATCAACCACATCATCCCCAGCAGAAACCCCAGCAGGCCTAATCCCATTCAGGTTCTCAACTCCCCTCAGCTTAGATCCCTCATAAACCAATTTATATTTCTTACTCAAATACCTCTTCTTCTCTTCCAATTTCCCGTCCCTCTCGTATATGTCATACGCCCTCCTAACATTCAAACTACATCTCCCGTACTTCTTCCACCCCATCAGCAAGTAATACAACTCCTGCTCAAATTTCCTAACTCCCTTCCCCTCTACCTCCAACCGCGCCTCATTACTTATCCCCATAATTCCCCCCTTTCAACAATTCACTAAGCTCACTCCCCATCTCCTCTTCACTACCACCTCCATTCCCAAGCCACCCCTTCATCCTTATAAACATGCTCAACGCCTGCAACTGGTCCTTACCACTCACTCCTTCCCCCCTTCCCATCTTACTCAACAACCGCTCCACCTCTCCCCTACTCAACACCCCAACTTCTCCATCATCCCCTAAATCCATATTCAGCCCATCCTTCAACTCCCTCTTCAACATCTCTAACAACTTCTCCTCATTCCTCCTCATTTCATCCTCAAAATATTCATCCCTCTCCCCTAACAAATCACGACTAATCTCTCCATAGCTCTTCCTTCCCAACAACACCAACAACATCCCTCTCAACTCCACCATCCCTACCTTCAACCCATAACCAAGCCTCTCTAACTCCTTCTCCCTCTCTTCACTCTCATCACACTCCAACAACCAGACAATATGCCTCTCAAGCTCTTCCGATAATTCTTCTCTCATCTCAAAAACATATATAAATCATCCTCTCATCATTGTCTATCCCTTTTGCCCATAACTCCCCTCACTCAACAAAACTACAAATCCTCTCATATACTATACATATACTATACTCCTTCTCTTTTCTCAGATTTTTCTTACTCGAGGGGCCACATCATTAC